ATTTCATCCATCGCTTCCATTAAAACATCTTTGAAATCCAATTTGTTTTTGGCGGCCACCGCTCTACAAACACATATCAACAAATACATATCCGGATCATTGATCTTGTATTTCCACCGGCGGATGGTGTGTGTTGCTACACCACTACGTCTTGAAATGATATGTACTTGACCGCTAAAATATTTATTATGAAACCTTTCCATCAATATTTCGTGGTTGGTTTGGAACCGGATTGTTTAAACCAAGCTTGGCGGATAGCATCACGATTTTGTTTATAAAAATCCGGATCCGTCAAACCTCTTGAAAGTATATCCTTTTGTGTTTCGGTGTTGTTTGATTGCACGGTTTTCGCGTTGGTTTTTGGCGGTGTTTTTGGTTGTGGTGTCTCTTTGGTAGTCTCCACATTTTCAACCGGTGTATTTTCCATTTTTGGCGGTTCACTGGATTGGAAATGTGAACGAAGAAATGATGGTGCGTTTTCCGGATTTTCCTTCAATCCCTTCATCCAATCACCAAATGATTCATCCGTGTTTGATCGTTGATATTGCCATTCTAACGCGTCACGAACATCCGGATCTTGTATACCCAACTCAGCGATGGCGGAATGTCGTTCATATTTCGTATTTGCGTTTGATAACTCATCTTTCAACGTGTATATTTGTTCAGTGAGACTATCAACCGTTTTCAATTTTTCGCCGGCCTGAATCAATTGTTCGTTCATTTCCTCCACTTTGGTTTCCGCTTCGCGCGCTCGTTTTGCATATTTGGATATCTTTTCTTGAATCAATCCATCCACTTGTTCTTTGGCGATGTATTCAATACCATCAATCATTTTGGTTTCCATTGGTTCCTCCTTGGAATAGTTAAATTAAAAATAAGGCTTTTTGTCTTTGGATTTCACGGATTTTTTCCGCTGCTTCTTCTTCATTCAAATCCGGATATAATTCCATCATTGCGTCAATAGGTGCGATCAAATTGGTGGCTAGTTTTTCCTTTATATCGGCGCGTTGTTCCCTTTTTTCCTCCACCGATAATCCGATTCTAGCATAACGTATTTTGTAACCGGATTCAGGCAAATCATAACCCAAAAACCGATTGGCCATCATCGCGGCTAATGACAATGTCATTTGATCCCCACGTTCAAATGATGGTTTATATCGCGCTTGGGCTTCCCTCATTGATTCTTTTGATACGGCTATGGCATATCCGGATCTTGGATCGCCGGATAATCTTTCAATATCACCGGGATTGATTCCAGCCATTTGCGCCACTTTGCGTTCGTATTGAATGACCGCTTCTAATACGGATGATGGATCACCACCGGGTTGGAATTGTCCAATCATCGGTTGTCCAACATTATCCGGATCTTGTGTAAATACTAGAATAGAAGCGGGATCCGTGGAAATGGCGGCACGTTTTGCGGCGGTGTCTGTATCTCTCACATTCAAACCAGCCAATTGCAATCCTGCAATGTACCTTTGAGGAAACCCCGTATCTCGCGTCAAATGCAGCCAGTAGGTATAAAGGGCGGCGGCTGTGAGGGAACCATATACGACCTCAGCATTTTCAAAACTATTAAATAGTTTTCCAGTGATTTCAGCATGATAAATCGAGTAGGGAATAACCGGTGAACCATCATCAAATCGGAATGGGTAATTATCACCATCCATTTCATTTTCCAAATATTCCGTGGTCCAATCCTCACCAAATCCACCATCGTTTTTCACTTCCATAATACGCATCTTTGGATTTTTCATATCACGCAAATCAAAAACATCCGCCGTCCAAATTACCTCTTTGGATTCCGGATGGTGTCTTAACCTCAATTCATATAGGAATCGAAGATGGTTTGGATCGCCTGATGATGATTCGCAATAAATCAAATCCGGTGTAACTGGTCTGAACAACAATCCATTGGAATCACTGATATCAACACGCATGAACATTTCACGACAACCGATTGTGAACATTTGGAATGATTGCATCATCGCCCACAATCCGGATTTATAAATCAATCCATCATCGCCCAAAAATCCTTCCATTTCCTGACGTGATGCATCCACACCAATCATTGGTGGTTCATTGTACAATGCCGATAATGATTTTGATGTGGCTTTGAATACATTGGATGACATATCACTAACACCCCACGATGCGCGGCGCTCTCTTGATACGTGGCGAGCCAATTCAGATTCAAGATCGTCTTGCCATTGGCCACGCAACATGCGAACGCGTAGAGCGTTATGTTCCCATCTTTCATTGGTTTCCATAGAAGGCGCGGCGGGTTTTGGGTTGAAATCTAACATCATAATATTTTCCTTTATCCTATTCTGAATGATCCGTGTATTGGTGTTTGATATTTGATATCTATGATGGGTACGATTGCATATCGACATGCATCAAGTGAATGTTTGTGTTCACTTCGTGCATCCATACTACCACTTTTTTTCAATGTCCACCGACGAAAAGAACGAATTAACGTTTCACAACGTGGATGGACCGTAAAACGGTTTTTCATCATTCTATCATGTAATAACTGACAACCATAATAGACAGACCAACGCGGTTTGTGTGCGGTGTGAATTCTGAATGGCATGGTTCCTTGTGGATATTCCAATACATGTTCTAATGCGCTACGAAGCATGGCGTTTGACATCCGGCCGCCATGTCTACCGCCGCGGTGTGCGATATCACCGGTCCACCGTGTGATCATGTTTGGTGTCAATCCATTACGCGATAACATCCGAAGGATAGCACGGGCATGTGTCTCAGCCATTGACCGTTCATTTTGGTTTCCTCCACTGTAATATTCATCAAGAACATATACATGTGGATTATCTGATTCTGTCATATCGATGGCGCATAATATTACAGCTTGCGCACCTGGTAATGAACCGTGATCAATACCAATTGAAAATCGATAATCACCATCATTTGGACATGGCGCGTCGGATATCATTTCCTCACTAAAACATTCAAACACCAATCCATCCGGCCGGCCGGCTTCCCATGATCCTTCCAAACGGGCTTGACGGTCTAATGGCAAATATGTATCGGCGATTCTATCAATATCTTGTTGTGTTAGTAGCGCTCTACATCCCATCGGTGTAACATTTTCCACTGTCAACGCGGCTACAACATCATGTATTTTTCCATCGTCCACCATTTGTTTCAAATATCCGCAATCTTGACCAATTGGTGTCATTGTCATGACCATTCTTCCACGTTTTCTAAGTAACCGAGCGGCCAATTCTCCGAAAATAGCCACGGGCGGCGGTTCATCGATCCAAACCATGTCAACCGTTCCACTAGCTACACCCAATGTTCCTTGGTTGGTTGTTTTGATGCGCACCAAAGAACCATTTTTGAATGATATTATCGGTGTTTTTCCGCGGAATCCTTTTCCGGGTAAATACTCACAACCATCCGCCAATTCAGCCGGTGGAATCAAATCATATATTTTTCCCTGAACGGTTTTGGATTGTTCCCAACTATGGACAATCACCCATATTTCCTTTGGGCCATCCGGTATATTCTTATATGGATGTCTATTCAATGCGTAATAAATCATTTCAGCGGCGCCGGCGGCGGTTTTTCCTAACTGGTTTCCAGCTCTAAAAAGGGTTATTGGTGCTGTCGATTGTAAGAACGCCAATTGTGGTTTGGTTGGTGTGAAGTACGCCAACGGATCCGCGGTTGTTACATCGCGCATTTTCAACAATGTTTTGGTAATACTAGCGATATTTATGTTCATCTTTTGGTGGTTCCACGTTGATTTCATATCCTTGTTTGATACACAATGTCATTGCAAACCTGGCATCTACATAACAATAAAAATATGTTCCATCCGGCTGTTCTTTTCTACACCAAATTTTTTTGTTTTCCATATATCCCCCTATAGATTTATTTTTAGATTCTTTGATTTTTTCGCACGTTCAAACAATTGTTTATCGGCGGTTTTCGTGGTTTTTCCCTTGGTAATAAACGAATAGACACGGGCTTTTGCCCATTGGGCTTGAGTAGCGCCGGGTCTATGTCCTACGGCCCATGCCGCTTGTCCTTTTTTATATACCTCACCAATGATTCCTTTTGGAATACCGGTCACACTTGCCACCGCCTTAACAAACTTATCATCCGCATCACCGGACCGCATTTTTTTAGATGATGCCAATATCTTTTCACGTAATCCGGATCTTGTCACCTTCATTGTAGATTTGGATCGTCTTGTTTTTGCTCTTGCGTCACCTGGTAATGCTTTGAATGATTTTTTTTTACCCGTGGCCCGTTTTCGGATTTCGGCTTTTCGACGGGCGGCGGTTGATGATCCCAATGATCCAATATATTTTGTTGGTACTTTTCTAGCCATAAATCACCACGGTATGTTGTTAATTTCTTTTTGGATTTTTCTGTATTCTTCTATATCGTCAAGTATACCACTTTTCATGATATACCTTCCAATGGTTTCACTACATTGTGGCACGATGGCATTTCCTAGGGCTTTAATTCTGTCCACCCGATTGGGAATCCCATCATCCACTCTACAAATCGGGGATTCAATCGGCCTGTTTGACCAGTAGGTGTTAACTCGCCTTTCCTCGCTTTGGCTTCCAAACATTTCGATGCTTGGGTGTTTCCCTTCAATCGATATTTGTGTTCGTTCGCCGATGGTGTTGGAAGTAGTTTCACACCTTGTTCCATCATCAATTGGATTTGTATTCCAAGATTCATTGGAATGTTTTGTTTTGTGTTGTACTTCTTTTGATGTTTTTCGTTTCTCTTTTTCCACAATTCCAAATTTTCCATCCGTGTGGATTTCGTTGGTGTTCTTAGATTCCAATGATAATATATTACATCCTCTATTGAATATGTCCGCCCCCCTTCCATTTTTTTCCCCGTTTTCGGATCGATTGGACGTGTGTATATTGGTTTTCCTTGTTTGGCTAATTCGATCAATCTTTTCCGGCGTTTTGGGCTTGAATATTGTTGTTTGGTTGGGGTAGGCAACAAAGAATATCCTTTCGCGTTTGTGCGGCGCGCCTTCATCTGATGCACGTACATCAATCCATTCAACATCATACCCGATTTTGGCCAACGATGATATGACGATATCCATTCCACGTCCTTTTTGAGTGATTGCTGTGACATTTTCAGCGATTGCGATTCGTGGTCGTACGATATCGATGATTCGTAGCATTTCAAACCAAAGACCGGACCGTTCACCATTGGCGATTCCTTTTCCTTTTCCGGCTTGGCTGATGTCTTGGCATGGGAATCCTCCGCAAATAATGTCCACAATGTCAATTGTATCATGTTTCATCTCCTTAATATCATCATAGATTGGTACATCCGGCCAATGTTTTTTCAATACCTTTTGGGCAAATGCGTTTTGTTCACATTGCCAAATGGTTTTTGAATTTGGAATTGCACGTTCCAAACCCAATTCAAAACCACCGATTCCGGAAAATAATGATCCAATCGTTATTTGTTTATTTGTCATTTGTATTTAACCTTATTACATTTCCACTTTCATGAGCTTCAATAACTTCCAATAATTCGTGTCGGATGATTGGTGGTAGATTGACAAAGGCATCAATCAACAATCGTTTGTGTTCATCCATTGACATTTCGCGCAATTCATCCCCAGCCGCTTCAATGTATTCCAACATTTCATTGTGGACTTGTATATGTAATTTGTGAAACGCTGGAAGTGAATGAACAACTCTTTCAACACGTGCGGTTTCAATATCGTTTGATATCTCCATTAATTTCATTCTACGAAAAAGAATTGGATCATCCGGAATATTGGATGATGTGATTTGAACCGGATTGGAATTTTGAACGGTTGATTGTTTTTCCTGGTCTTTCTTTTTTCCACTTTTGATTGTTCGTGAAATTGTAGATTTGGAAACACCATATTTTTTTGACAATGCATCCATTGAAATATCATTGGATTCATATTCATGTAAGATGGCGATTTTTTCAGCCGGTGTTAACTGGCGTTTCATTTTGGACATGCAACATCCTTATTATTGTTCCATTTCATTATAAC